CCGCGAGCACCTGGGCGGATCTCGGCGTAGCTCGCACCGTAGTGGAGGTACATGCCCGTCATCCAATCCCGAAACTCTTGGGCCGTCTGCCACGGGTTGGGCTGCATGTGCAGCAGCCGATACACCGGGTGGCTCGTGGCCTTCTGCTTGCCACCATTGGCGAGCCGCTCGAAGACGTGGAGCGGAAGAGCCGAGACGGCGTCAGAGATCACCCGGATGCAGGCCGTGTAGGCCGAGCACGCCATCGAGTTGTCGGCGTTGACGCGAACGCCAGACGGCGTGCGGCTCGGCGAAACCTCGGGCCAGTCGATGCCACGCAGGTCGAACATCTTGTAGTCGGCGACGGCGTTTTCGATGGTCATAGCGTGATGATGTCCCAGTTCTGCTCGGCGGCCTTCCGCACGCTGTTGGCTTCCCATCCACCCAAGGCGAAGATGAGGGCCACGATCCCGTCAATGCGGCAGGTGCTTTTCTTCTTGACCGGGCGTATGTCTTCAAAAGCCCCGGTTTCGACGGTCACTCCTGCGGCCATCCAACTCAGTACCGGGTTGCCCCGGTGGCGAATCTTCTGCTGAAGCACCAGGCTCTCAAGCAGCTTGGTGGGGCTGCTCATTGAGCGGAAACCCTGACCAAATGATTCCACGGTCAAGCCCGCTCCTTGCAGTTCCACCCCCAGTTGCACGGCCCCCGACATGTCCATCAGCACCCGTTCCACTTGGTGCTTCTTGGCGTACTCCAGTACGTACTCGCGGATCACGCCGTGGTCGATCACGTTGCCGCTGGTGGCCGTGATCCAGCCTTCGTTCACCCAGTGTTGGAACGGCTGGCGGTCTGTCCGCTCGCGTTCCATGATGAGGTCACGCGGGCTGAACAGCATGCAGTCAACGTCGAATGTCCCGTCATCGTGCGGGAACAGTGCCGTGACGGCCGACAGGTCGGTGCTCTTGGATAGGTCCATGCCCAAGATGCACGGCCTGCCAGCTAGCGGCACTTGCGGCGGCAACGCACACGCGGCCCACTTGTCAGGGTCCAAGAAACGATTGCTTGTCTCTGTCCAGATTCCCAATGAGTAACGCAGCCAGCCGTTGAGCTTTGTGGCCTTGTTTTTGGCCTCCATCGCGTCTGACGCGAAGGACTCCTCGGTCATCGTGACGCCCATGCCGGGATTGCATCGCCGCCAGACTGCCGGCGAGAAGTAGTCATCCACGTCCTTTTGTGCCGCCCAGATCCGCCCGTAGAACCTCGGATCGTAGGCCGGGTCCGCGATAACTTGCTCGGCGTACTCGTGCTGTTCCCAACAAATGCTTTGGCGGTCGCTGCCGGCTGTCGTAATCGTGCAGATCAGCGGCTGCGGCCGAGACCGGCCCGAGTACCGCAAGGCTTCCCACAGTTTTCTGTCGGGCTGGGCGTGCAACTCGTCAAAGAAAACGAACGAATACGACGGGCCTTCAGCCGAGCCAGCATCGCGCGAGATCACCCGCAGGCTACTGTTGTTGCTGCGATTCACAATCGTCTTGCGGCTATCGATCACCTCGAGCATCCCGCGAAGCTCAGGCGAGCCAAGGATCATCTTTGCCGTTTCGTCGTAGATGATTCCGGCCTGGTTGCGGTCCTTTGCCGCAATGCACCCCAGCTCTCCTACGCCCTCCATGACGAGGTGCCAGATCGCCAGGCACGACAACAGCGTGCTCTTGGCATTCTTCTTCGGAACCTCGAAGTAGGCGACGCGATACCGACGCCGCTTGTCCTTGTCCTTCCATCCGTAGAGTGGCCTGATCACTTCGTCTTTGTGCCAGTCCAAGAGCCGGATCGGCTCGCCAGCCTTGGCCGTGGCTCCGTCCTTTGTGTGGACGCACACGCCCTCAAGAAACTCGATAATGAGCTCTGGGTCTGCCGGGTCGTACGTGAAGCCCTCTACCCACTCACGCCTTCTGGCGGCGGGCAAGGAACTTGGAGAGGACGCTTTCTTCCTTGGCATCCGGCTCAACCTTGAGGCTCGTTCTGGCCGCTGGCGACAGGCCAAAGTCGCTCTCTAACTGGCGAAGCTGGGCCGCTAATTTGTTGGCTATCGAGACTTCGGGCCGCTGTGCGATGTACTTCACGTCGCCCTTGTCGTTCAGGATTGGGTACGTGTCGCCCTCTTTCTTGAGTTTCGCACGGGTGGCAAGCCACCATTCGTAGGTGTCGCAGTAGCGGGCGAGCGCCTCGATGTCTGCCCGCGTCATCACCTTCACCGCCTGGAGCAGAGGCAGCAGCTCGGCCCACTTACCGGCGGCCACCTCGCCAAGATGCGACGGCATCACAACGCCATCGGCTGTCGGCTGCGGCTCGGCCTTGTTGATTGGCCGGCAGCCGGGATTGCCACGCAGGATCTTGAGCTTAGTTGGCTGCGGACGCGGACCCCTCTTCCCCATGCTTCCTCCTCAAGGCACAGCCGCAGCTGGCCTTCTACCGTGTCACCTTTCGCCATGTTGCATTTGCGACAAAGACACTGCGAGTTCTCAAACACATTGCCGAGGCTGCCTTGTACGGACAGAGGCCAGATGTGGTCGTGCTCAGCATTTCGCAGGTCGGGCGTGCGAGTCACAGGATGCAACACATATTCTTTATTGCATGCCACGCCGCACTTCTGGCATACCCAGCCATCTCGATTTAGCACTGCCTCGCGCGTGCAGGCCGGGTCAAATGTGACGCCAAAAACCTTGCAGCGCTTGCGGAGCGATGTGGCAAGGGCCGAGCTTGCGGCTGCTCTCCGGACAGCAGCGCCTCTTTTAATTCGCGGGCGATGATCGCCCCAGCGGTGATCCCGGTAGCATTCAGGACAGCAATATTTGCCCTTATTTTTCCAGCCGTCTTTGGTGCGGTTCTTCATACGGAACTGTTTGCTGCACGCTGGGTTCTGGCAGATCAGCGGTTCGTGATACGAGCACTCGCGGCAACAGAAACGATGGCCATTAGCGAGTCTGCCCGGCCTTGTCTCAAACTCTTTGCCGCACCTTGGGTTGACGCATTGAGCTTTGACACGTTTACGGCCGGCAACCCCACGACACGATTCTGAACAATATTTTTGTGCCTTGCGGCAACACGAAAAAATCACGCCACACTGCATGCACTGCAGCTCATGCGTCAGTCGTTGCCGAATTCTTTTTTTTGAGTGGCGACTCGTAGTCTTGCAGCCGTGGCATCTCTTTGGGCGACGGCCTCGCTGACGTGGATGGTCAAACAAATCTCCGCAATCAACGCATGTGATGTACATGCGTTCAATCTGCGGACGCCGTCAAGCAACAGCAGACCTACCCCCATGGCCTTACCTGCACGGGCAGATTTTCAAGGAAACCGTGGGGTTTGGTATCCGGCGCGGCCCTATGATTCCGACCGCCCCCGGCTCGGCCGCGTTTCCCGCAGCGTCTTGCGTGCGTGGCACGCCGAGCAGCGGCACGCACCGTTGCCCAGGTCATACCGCTCGCCGCCTTGAGCAATCGGCACGACGTGGTCGGCATGGTTCGCCTGGTCGATGCGTCCGCAATCCACGCACGCGAACCCATCCCGCGTCAGCACTGCCTGACGCCACCGCCTGTGTGCCTTATCGCAATACCCACGAGCAGCCGCATTGGGCCGTCCGCTCTCGTCACGCCTTGCGGCGGTACGCAGCCTCAGCGGCCTGTGTGTTGGGATCCGCTGGGGCATCAGCTCTTAAACATCACCACACCGCTGGTGCCGGTGCTGTTCGTGGTGGCACTCACGATCTTCAGGTACTCGGTGCCGAACACTTCATCCGGCAGGGAGTAGGCCCGGCCATCCGTGCTGGACGCTGCGAGCGTGAGGTCAGCCACGCTGCCGTCGCTCTTATACAGGCGTCGGAACGTCCCGGTAGGCGTGGTGCCCACCCACATCTGCAGCGTGCTGGCGTTCGTGCTCATCGTGCCAATCGAAAGCACGGCCCCTGCAACGTCACGCATGTCGAGCGTGGTGGCGAGGCTCGTGGCGGTGTGTATCGTGATGTCGAAGTCGCGGTACTTACGCGAGATGATCGAGTCGGCCATGCGTGGTCTCCTGTGCCTTTAGGCTAGGGTGGGGGGGCGTTAGCCTTGCAGTGGATCTGGCGGCAGCAGCGCCACGGCATCGGCCCACGGGATCACTTTGACGCTCGCAAGCAGTGCCGCCTGGTCGGCGTGAATCCACATGGCGTGGAGCAGTCCTCCGGGCATCACTTCCGTGAGCACGTCGGCGCAGAGCATCAGGCGGCCATCAGTGAGCCTGCGAGGCATCGGCACGCAGTTGGGGCTGCCATGATCGGCGTGCAGTTCCGCGAGACGGCCCGCCAGTTGCGGCGAGAACACCAGCGCGTATTGCCTGGCGTCATCGTAGGAGATCGGCAGCGTGAGTTCTGCGAGTGTCATGGGATGGCGGCCGTGATGGCAGTGAACAACGTCGAAAGCCTGCTATCTAGCGTGGCAAGCGTCATCGACGAGCCGATGGAATACCAGCGGAGACGGCAGTCAGCGTGATT